TACCTGGATAGTTCTTTACGATATCTGTATTATTTTGTTCCGACATATTGTTCACCTCCTAGTGATATATACCTTAGTTAAATAGGTCGGCATTTGTGAGGAAACGGCCGCCCCATAGGGATTTCTGAACCTTTACAGGCTCAAACTGCACGATCTCGCCTAGATCGCCAGACTTGCGGAAAGCGGTATCTTGCTCAACGGCATCTACTCTCTTTCCAAACTCATTAAAGTTACCTTTGATATTGTTAACCTCACTTGTTACATTATCAACGGACTTCGTTACTGCTGCTACCTGCTCATTAAGAGACTTAATAGTTGCAGCGAGATCGCCAAAGGCATTAGTAAGAGACTCGTTAATTCCAGCAATTGCCTTAGCAACTTCTTCCTTAACTTCGGCTACAGCATCAACTGCTGCATCGACTGTCTCTTCTTCTACTGCTGCATCTGCAACAGGAGAATCTGCACTACCATCGACTGCATCTGCAACAGGTGCTTCTTCAGCAACCACTGCTTCTTCAGCGACTGCAGGAGTTTCTTCAACTTCTGCTGGCTGTGCCTCTGGAGCAACCTCTACATTTTCAACTTTAGTATTATCTAATACTTCTGCTGCTTCTGTCATAGGGTTTACCTCCTTTGTCATCTTAATTGTACTAATGCCTTTAGCACTATCAACTAAGAATTTTATCATTTCTGCTTTTTCGTTATCGTTCTTTTCTACAAAACCAATGTTCTTCATCTGCTTTTCTGTAACTGGATGATTAACAGATTCAGCATCTGATACGATTACCATACCTGATTCTGAATCATAAAAAATATTTTCTGTATCTACCTTTGAGATCAAGCCACCAATTACATTATGACCATTCTGCTTTTCAATAGATACGATGTTTGCAAATTGATTTGCTGGTGAGTCAACCAATGAAAGTTCAAAGAGGTCATATTCTTTAATAACACGAATAGACTTGTCCATCTCTTCATTGAATGCATCATCCCATGTCTTGATGTTTCCACCGATAGAAAATCCAGTGTATGTTCCATCAAGAACTTTCTCCCAAGCATCCTGTGCACCCTTTGAAACATAGGCAGACACATAAACACCAGAGTAGAATTTCTTTGAGTTGGGATCAAAATAGCGGTCTTCCTTAAATGAAACAATCTTACCAACCGCTGAAGGCTGGTGCATTTCACGAAGATTGCCACGGAAGTTTTTGAATGCATTGATGCTAGACTCAGTTGTTACAATGTCGCCTTGCTTATCAATGTTATCAAGAGTTGCAAAGCCAGACACCATACGGCGTTCAACGTCAACTTTTCCGATGGGCATCGATAGACGAACGTTGTCGCCATCAGTAACCCAATGAGCCTTGTTTATTAACATATCGTTACCATTATATCAAACCTTTTAACAGATTTCTCAATTATTGAGACGATCTGCCCTCTCCTTGTGGATTGCGTCCAGATACTGTTGCTTCTCCATCAGATTGGCTATTTGCACGTTCTGAATCCCGCTGACGATTGCCAGCAAAGTTTGCTTGTGCATCTGTAGCCTGTCTTGGAGACATAACAAATGGCTCATCGCCATCTGGACGATTTGGCAATCCAATTGCTTCACGACCCTCATTTGGAGTCATGACCTGAGTCTTGATGTATCTTTCGATAATCTGTGACTGTGCAATTTCGTCTGTAAGAGTAAACTCGTTAAACTTAAGTTCAAGGATATCTGTCTTTTCCTTGATGATCTTGTTAACTACCTTGGCAAGGTGGCTTTGTGCTGGACGGCATACCTGCTCTTTAAAGGTACGGTCTTGTGACAAAGCGGCTGCTACGCCTGCTCCTTCAGAACCACCAATTTTAGAAATTGGCATCTGATGAGCAATAAAAATATCATCACGATTCTGCTTACGATACTCTTTGAATGAGCCATCCTGAATACCGTTTTCAATTGGCTCCATTTTGAACTCAACTTTGTTCTGATCAGTATCGCCAGGAAGTGGGATGTAAAGAGTTCTGTGTGACTGTGACTTAAGTCCAGTCTGCAAGAATCTAAACATCTTATCTTCACCATCTGATGAAAGTTTTGCACCCTTGAGTGTAACGATATATCTTGGAACAGCCTTGTTCTCAAAATAATCAATGTTATATTGTGACGCAAGTTGGTCACCAATTAGAGATGGAAGGGCAGCAACAATGTCTGGAATTCCATAGTATGTGTTTAGTGGAGAATATTCTTTGTAATGAATAATCTCATTTGGACGAGTATCAGCAGTCATTGGGTTTGGATTCTTTGCCCCAAAGTTACGGAAGTAAACTACCTTATTTCCAATGATCTGAACATAGCCATCACGAAGACGGCGAACACGAATTGTTGTTGCTGGGATATGTCCTACGTAGCCAATCTCTCCAGTTACAGTGCGACCAATTTCTAAGAAGCCATTACCTGTAGCCTGAACATCTGTATAAAACTTTTCCATTGTCTTGGTAAATGAATCATCATCATTAAGGTTTTCTAGCCAATCCTTAAGTTCAAGTTTCATTCTTTCAATTCTACGACGAGCACGATCAACTGCACCTTGGTCGTCATTCATTTCAAAACGAAGCATTGTTCTGTCTGCTACTTCAAATGAGTAGCCAAGACCAACAACATTTTCTACCTTAGCATCAATAGCAGCGTGGTTAGCAAAAGATGTGTCATAGAAGTTAGCCAACTCATACATGTTGTATGGTGGAGTAATAACATCAAATAGACCATAGCCATTACGATAAACTGTGCCTGGATTAATTTGCTTAGAACTAGCATCTGGTCCAGAAGGTATTGCATTTGCTGCATCAAGATATGCTGGTGTTGCAGTGTTTACTGCTTTAGAAACATTACGTGCAGTCTTTCGTCTAAAGTTTTGCTCTAGACCAGAGTAATCTTTTAGTGAGTCCCAAGACTTATTAAAAGGATCTTGTTCCTTAAATGGATTCTCTGTTTTTTCTTGGGTATTTAACCCAACTCTTACATAGTTGTCATATTCATCAGTCATCGCTTGGCCCATACTTATCGTGAGTTTGTTGTGCAGCATACCAAGCACCAAGGTCATTCATAGAAGGGATAAGTCCCTGTCTCATTCGATCCTTTTGTACTGAATGCTCTTCATCTGTAATTCTTGTTAAACCAGGAACAAAGACGGCTTCGCCATCTCCTTCATCCCCGTAATATTTTGCTGCATTCTTAAGTTCAGTGATTTTAGAGAGGTCACCACGCATTGATTCAATATTCAAGATGTTGCCATCTCCGTCAGTAAACCAAGAGCCATTGGACTTTTTGTACACGTACAAACCCCAATTGTACTTTTTTTCAATTACTTGTCGCCTTACATTGCGAACTTTGCTTAAAATTCCATCTTCCATAACCACAAGTATAGCACATTACACTGGAATCTTGACAGTAGTCTGCCAAGTTGTGTCGTTATATACCTTAAGTATGTCAGGATTGAACGTCATTCCCTCATTATCATCAATAATAATCTTATTAGTTCCCAAATATGTCTTATAAACCTCATCTGGGCTTACTCCATAAAGATCTGACGCTGAAATAACCAAAACGCCATCCCAAGTAAAGTTATTTAGCCAGTATTGCCACTGGTAATTTGTTACGCCATCTGTCTTAACCTTGAGCCATGGGCGGGTAAGGGTACTCTGTACCTGCTGCAGGTTGTTAGCCTGATAGAAGGCTACGTTATTAAATAGCATTGGGCCAGTGAGATTAATACCGCCAAGGTAAGCATCAAAGTTGAGAGCGGTAGTAAATGCAATACCAAGCACTCCCCACTCTTTTGTGGTAACGACTGGTTCACGAACAAGGGTTCCATTCCAGTAATAAGCAATGCCATTAAACGGAAGACTTGTTGATTGATTTAAAGCGTAGATTCTTGCTCTAGTTCCTCTTTCGCTATCTGCAACCATATAGAACTTAATTACATCACCCTTATAGTCAATCTCAAATAACTCTGTAGGTGTTGCTGGGAACTGATCTTCATCGTATCTCATCCATAGTTGGGCAGCACTAACACGATAGTTTGCTGCTGTTGTCTGGTTAACTGGAACTGCTATGCCACGACTAATATCTGGATCAAACTCTCCACGTACCTGTATACCACTTGTTCTATTTAGATATAGATATGGAGTACTTCCCTTATAAACGCTATATGGATTCTTAGACTTATAATCATAATAGATACCAGCACGTTTGTACGGGAACACGTCTACACCAAATCTAGTTCCCACTGGGTTGAACGAGTTATTGTTTAAAGCCTGAGATGCAAACTCAAGTCTACTCAAGGCGATTGGTTTAGTTAGAATGCTTCTAAGTTTAAACTCAAGATGGAAAACTACAGCCAAATCATTAAAGTCAATAGTCTTTGTTGGATAAATTAACATATTGTCTACGACTTCAAACTTTGTTGTTTCCCAAAGTGGATGTTCATTAATATCAATAATCTTGCTACTTGTTGCATTTTCTAATCTTGTAAAGTCAGATTGTAGTAAATTTGCTCCATCCAATATATACTGAAAAGTTAGATAACTTCTAATAGATGCTTCACTTGTGTCATACTGATAGAACTTAAGAGATTTTTGAGCCATATCCTCATAGTTAGCCCATCCTGTATATAGGATATTATCTAACTGCTGGTAGGTTTTTTGAGTAGGAAGTTTATACTCATCCTTAAGATCTCCGTAGGTCCAACTTTCTGCTACCTGCTCTGTTTCTTGAAGTTTTGAAGGTGCTGGATATCCAATGTTAAATTGCAAGAAATCTAAGTCGTAATACTCTGTTCCTACATCATTTTTTACAAACTGTGCAAAATATGAAAGTGGAAGATAGTCTTCCCAATATCCAGAAACACCAATATCTAAGAAGAATTGTCCATAAGCACTTGTAGGCAGTAGTGTATAACTTGCTACGTGATCAAGAAGTGCTCTTGCATTTTCTGGCTCTACAGGACCTGACTCTTCTTCGTCCATAATAGCAGTTCCATTTTCATTAAAATGTGATGCTAATTCTGATGCATTAAAAGCACTTGCAAAACCAACACTATAAATTTTTCCAGTAAAGGTAAAGTCACCCGTTTCGTCTCCACCAACATAGAGTTCTAAACCACTTTGAGTTCCAAAGAATGCTGCAACATTGCCACCAAAGAAGTCTACAAGTTTTTGAATTTCAACTCCAACTGCCATCTTTTGCCCTACTGGGAAAAATGTTGCTGAATAAAATTGCTCTTCGACTCCATTATAAGTTAGATAATAATCTATATCTGGCCCATCTTTACGTATGCTAAAAGAGTTTCCAGTTAGGGTGTTATAAAATTTAAATAGTATCTGCTCTGTAAGGTCGCTATCATCTATTTGAAATATGCCATAAACTGTATGAACTTGGTCATTAATCATATTAAATCTTGGGAAGTTAATATATGGGCTATCTGAGTCCCAGTCGTTATTTGGTCTAAGGGTGATAAACTTATCTGTGCCAGACTGAATGGCCTGGTTATCAGAATAGAATTCTTCTAGAGTTTTTGTATCTAAGAATATTTCTGGCAACTCATACTGTGGAGTTGTTATTGCTGTAGAAGTTGTTGTTAGGTTGTCAAATGTACCCTGCTGCCACTCAGCAAAGTTTGGATAGTTGTAGTTTGCTGTATAGTCTGCAAAAGGATAGTCAAAGAATGCTGATGTTCCGCCATAAGCAGAGTTAATTCCTTCAGGAGATAAAACTCCCTGTCCATAAACCCATCTACGCTTTGCAACGCTGATCGGCACTTGATAAGAATAGATAGCAACACAGTCAATTTCAATAGGAGAAACATCGGCGTAGGCATAAAATCCTAGCCAGTCTTGTGAGTCTCCAAGAAGAGTTGCTTCTGGCAAAACTAAATTTTCTGTATCAATAGCAAGAGAAATAACTTCTTCTCCATTTAGAAGCACTGTTACAGAATTTCTAATTAAACGAATATGAATAAGCATTGGTCTAGTCCACTCACCAACAAAGTGAGATGCAAACTTATCACCAATAACTAATGTTAAAAATCCAGCCTCTACATAAATACCATTTGAATCTGCTATTGGCCCAAATATTCTTCTTGGAGTAATGGCATCAGAATTGATTCTTGCCCAAAACTCTACAGTATATTCTTTATATCTACCAAGTTCATTTAAAAACCCCTTGCCAGGAATTATAAGAGATGGGTCACCACCATTATTTGGACTTAACTTTGTTACACCTGATGCACCATAAACCATAGGGATGCTTGTATTCTTTGCCAATAAAGCGTTATCGTTTGTAAGGTAATAACCTTGATCTGTAGAAAGTCCGTATGCTGATGCTGGTATCACTAAACTTGTTGTGTCAAGAGCAATAGTAGATGGAAAGGTTTGTGGAGTTACACCAAGAGATATTGTGTTAAATTCTTCAGACCATTGACCAACGCTAATGCCGTTAATATAAAACTGATAAGCAGAAGTGGTTAGTCCGCCAGAGTCTGTGTTGATTTTTAATACTACTCTTAGGTTTGTATATTCATCTGGTATCTCAAATGTTCCTGAAATAAAAGCCCAGTTTTGGAATAATGTTGTTTCGTAGGTTTCTAGTTTTTGAACTACTAAAGATGTTGTTGTATCTGTATATTCAAATCCAATAGATACAGACCTTAGATAAGCACTATCAGAATAAAAATATGTACCTATAGAAAATGTACCAAGAGAAGAGTTAAGATCTGAAAAATTAACAATGTCTGGACTAATAGAGACAATCTCATTTGTAGCACCTGCAGGAACATTACCTTCAATTAGCGTTGTTACGCTATTTGGGAATGGTTCGTTGTCAATAACACCTAAAGATGGAGTTCCACCAGTAGTTGTCCATAGATTATCAATATCACGTTCAGCCTCAGTAATAAGACTTATATAGTCAGCCTGATCGTCTAATGCCCACAGAACTAGCGGGTGCTCTGCATAAATCTTTTCTGCATATAAGTTAGACGGATTGGACATTTTTCT